AGTTTGCGGAGAACTACACACGCGCGCGGGAGGAGCAGGCTGACACCCACGCTGACGAAATCGTCGCCATCGCTGACGAAAAGCCTGAGATGCTTGAGATCAAGGACAAGGACGGCAATGTCATCGACCTGAAGATCGACTCCGGCTATGTGGCCTACCAGAAGCAACGCATTGAGGCCCGGAAGTGGACAGCCATGAAGCTCAAGCCCAAGAAGTATGGTGACCGCACAATTCACTCAGGAGACGACGAGAGCCCAGTGGTGCATGAACACAACCTCGGCGTGTTTGGCGAGCTCTTGAAGGCCATCAAGATGCAAAGGCAAGCAGAATGATTAAGTACACACCTGAGGGCCGCATAGCCCGTGTTGGCCTCAATATCACGCTTGGCACATGGCGCAAGCCCTATGTGACCTTCCGGTGGGTCTGGTATCACACTCACACCCACATGCTCATCTCTTGGCGTTTTCGCATTCGCCTGTACCTCTGGCCCGTATTCATGTGGGGCAAGGACTCGACCAATGTGATCGAGAGTTGGCTATTTGATCGTGACCTGATTGTGGTCAACAGAGAGATTCTGGAAGACCTCCACGCCATCGAGGACGCCCAGAAGCGCACCAATGAACCCTACGCCATCATCAAGCCCGTATGAGTGTTGTAGACCTTATCCTTGACGACGAAGACACCCTCAAAGAGGATTACGCCCAACGGACGAATATTGCCCAGACGGTGATCAATTGGCGCATGAAGTGGATGAAGGGCGCCCACAAGCACCAGATTGAGCCTGCAGGCGAATGGTGGAACATCTGGCTCATGCTCGCAGGCCGTGGAGCCGGCAAGACCCGCGCCGCCACTGAGACGCTACTTGAGTGGGCATGGGATATGCCCGGCAGTCGATGGCTCGTCTCCGCGCCCACATCAGGCGACATCCGTGGCACCTGCTTCGAAGGTGACTCTGGCCTGCTCAATGTGTGCCCACCTTCCCTGATCGAGGACTACAACAAAGCCCTGCACGAGCTCAGGCTCATCAATGGCTCATTCATCAAGGGCATCCCGGCATCGGAGCCGGAGCGTTTCCGTGGTGGTCAGTGGCATGGCGCATGGCTCGATGAGCTCGCCGCCTACGATGACCTGCAGGCCGCATGGGATCAGATTCAATTCGCGGTGCGTCTGGGCCAACGAACCCGCATCATCGCCACCACGACGCCCAAGCCCAAACCCCTGATCATGGAGCTCTTGAGCCGTGAGAACGACGATGTGGTGATCACCAAGGCATCGACCTACATCAACAAGGACAACCTTGCGCCCTCCTTCCAGAAGCAGATTTTGCAGTACGAGGGCACCAACCTCGGCAGGCAGGAGATTCACGCTGAGATCATTGACCCTGAGGAAGGCGGCATCGTTCGCCGTGAGTGGTTTAGGCTCTGGCCCAAAGACAAGCCCTTCCCCAAGTTCGAGTACATCATCCAGTCGGTGGACTGCGCTACCTCGGACAAAACCCACAACGACCCCACGGGCCACATGACCCTTGGCGTCTATCGCCCAGAGGACGGAGCCATGTCGGTGCTTATCATCGACTGTTGGCAAGAGCACCTGCAGTACCCTGACCTGCGCCCCAAGATCATGAGCGAGTTCGAGGTGGTCTACGGTGAAGGCAAGACCCGCAAGCTCGTTGACCTGATCCTGATCGAAGACAAGAGCGCAGGCATCTCCCTGATCCAAGACTTACAGCGCGCCCACCTGCCGGTCATGCCCTACAACCCCGGACGGGCCGACAAGATACAGCGCCTGTCCATCGTCGCCAACATCATCAAGGCAGGGCGCGTCTGGGTGCCTGAGAGCTCCAAGACCCCCGGCTTCGTGCGTGACTGGGCCGAGGGCATGGTGTCACAAATCTGTTCATTCCCTGAGGGCACAATCCATGATGAGTTCGTGGACTGCATCAGTCAGGCCCTGCGGTACTTGAGGGACGCCGGGTGGATCAGCATTGATCCCGGCCCCCGTGAGGAGCTCGAACCCGATGACATCAGTGACGCAGAGATTTACAACATGAAGGGGCGTCAAAACCCTTATTCGCAATGACCACTACTAATTTAATTAGTAAGGGTTTCTACCTACTAATTTAATTAGTATCAACCAGAGAGGAGACAGCATGGCAGATGAAGACTACTTGTACTATGAACAACGAGATGGCACCTACAAACGCGTCATGCACCTCGATGGAGTGCGCACCACGGTCTGCGAAAACCGGTTCGAGATCAGCGTCCAAGACCGCACAGAAATCTGGGAGCAACTCGCCGTCCAACAACTGCGTGAGTGGATCAAGTGGCGCAAAGAGCAAGAGGAGTTGCGAGAGTCTCGGAGTCTGTCAGGGGGACAACCGGTGCCCCAATTGCCGGTGGACGGCAAGCAATCCGCATAGGATAATTGATAGAAAATCATCGGAGGAATAATGGACACCCCATCACTAGCGCAGATGCGCGTCAATCTGGCACAGCACAGAAACCCCGACCTCATGGACAGCATCGGCGTGAATGAAGCTCTGGACATGGAGCCCAAGATGTTCGTCAACCCCAACCCCAAAGCAATTGGTGGCATCCCATCAATCGGTGGCGTAGCGACCAACAAAGGCATGCCAATCGGTGGCGTGGACACCAACTCCCAACAGCCCGGTCAACAACTCAATCCAATCCCTGCACCTGTGCCCGGTCAACCTCAGCCCGGTCAGCCCGGTGCTCCCGGTGCGACGCCCGGCACTCCTCCTGCTCCCGGTGGCGCGCCCACTGGCCCAAGCGGTGGAGCTCCTGCACAGATGGGCAACATGCTTCAAATGACGCCTCAAGGCCAAGCTCTGGCGGCTATGGCCCCACCTCCTGCACCTGCCACTGGAGCCGCGCCCGGCATGGCCTCAGGTGGTGCAATGCGACTTGAGCTCCTGAAGAAGAAAGCCCGTGATGCTTTTCCTCACATGGGTGATGGTGGTCAGCCACCAAAGCGCCGTGTATTCAATATCATGCCTGCGACTCAAGGTGCAGTGAAGACCCCCAATGGCTTCACACCCTATGACGCCGGTAGCCCAAGCATCGCCAGTCTGGCTCGCGCCTTCGATGAGGCGATTGCTCATCACTTGGCACTGCCTGCACATCACCGCATGATGAACAGCGTGAGAGCCGCTGAGATGGTGTCCAACCATGTAGGCCGCACAAGCGACAACAAGCCCAAGGACTTGCTTGGCAAGAACGCCAAGCTCATCAAGTCTGAGAAGGGCGGCGAGGAGGCCATCAAGCTTCCCGATGGGCGCGGTGTCGAGACGACTGGTCTGGCATTGGCTCCTGCGTTTGGTCAAGGCAAGTTCAACACCTGCCCCAACTCAGCATCGTGTAAGGAAGAGTGCTTAGGCAAGACCTCAGGCAACTACTTCAAACTGGGTGGCGGTACCAACCTTGAAGAGTTTAAGGGCCCACGCCTGAACAGTCTCAACAAGACCTTGGCGATGATCAACGACCCTCACTCGTTTGCTGTCAAGCTGTACGATGAGATTCAGGACGCCAAAGCGATTGCGGCACAAAACAACAACCATTTGGGTGTTCGCCTTAATGTGCTGTCGGATCTCAATCCACGAGTCCACAAGGCCATCATCAACGGTCACCCTGATGTGACCTTCTATGACTACACCAAGAACAACACCAACCCTATCGCGCCCAACCACCACTACACTTACTCAAGCACTGGCGTGAGCGACCAAGATATTCACAACCCCAATAGCAATTGGAAGCAAATGCGCCGCCGCCTTGAGGGTGGTGACAATGTGGCGATGGCCTTCACACACAATGAACACCTGCCCCACCAGATCGTTGATCACGAGACTGGCAAAGTATTCAAGGTCATCAATGGTGACAGCCATGACTTCCGACCACTGGACATTCAACCTGAGGGCGAGCATGGCGTGATTGTGGGCTTGAAGAACAAGAAAGCCATTGGTGAAAAAGGCAACGCTCACATTGACTCGAACGGCTTTTTTGTGAAGTACGATCCACAGTTGATGAAGAAAGAAAACGGCAGGTATTCTCGTGTACCGACCACTGAAATATCAGCAAAGACCGGCAAGCCCAAATTGGGTGAGACAATACCGCAGAACAGGACGGTGCATATTCATCCACAAAGTCCTGCACCCAGAGAAAAATCAAATGACGAAGGATGGGAAGTATGAGCAAGAAGAAACTAGACCCACATCATTTTTATGCCCAGTTCCATGGACTGGAGCACCACAATGACCCTGAAGACCATGTCAAGCACAAGCATCACTTGCACAGCCCTGATGCGCATAAGGCACACAAAGGCTTAAATTTAAAAAGTCTTGCACGAGCCAAGCACAAGCACTCAGGCAATAAAGGATAATCATGGCTGAAAAAGACGACGACCTAAACATTCAAGAGCAAGAAGACGGCTCCGCTGTGATGGACATGCCTGCATTCGACACTGACGAATTGCCAGACGGTTCAGCCATTGTTGACATTGACGATGGCCCAGAATTCAACCCAGAGTTCTATGACAACCTAGCAGACTCTGTTGATCCCGGTGTTTTGTCGGACATCGTCTTCAATTACTTAGACTTACTTGAGAGCGATAAGCAGGCACGAGAACTGCGCGACAAACAATATGAAGAGGGTATTAAACGGACTGGTATGGGCAATGATGCCCCCGGAGGTGCAACCTTTATGGGAGCCTCTAAGGTCGTGCATCCTGCCATGGCTGAGGGTTGCGTTGACTTTGCCGCTCGCGCAATCAAAGAGCTCTTTCCACCAGATGGCCCGGTCAAGTCGAAGATCATTGGTAAGGTTGACGATCTCAAGACGGCGGTGGCAGATCGCAAGGTCGAGTACCTCAACTGGCAGATCACTGAGCAGATCGAAGAGTTCCGCGACGAACAAGAACAACTGCTGACCCAACTGCCACTCGGCGGCTCACAGTACATGAAACTGTGGTACGACGAAGACAAGAAGCGTCCATGCATCGAGTTCCTGCCGATTGACCGTGTGATCCTGCCCTTTGCGGCAACCAACTTTTACACGGCACAGCGCGCCGCTGAGATTCACGAGATCACCCAATTCGAGTTCGAGCGCCGCATCAAGTCGGGCATGTACCGCGACATCAACTATGTGCAGGCATCCGGCACGATTGATGAAGGCAAGGTAGCCAAGGCCAACAACAAGATTGAAGGCAAGCAGTTCGAAGAGAACAAGGACGGCATTCGCACCGTCTATCACATCTACACATGGCTTGAGCTCGAAGAAGACAAGCACAGCAAGGGCAAAAACGCGCCTTACATCTTGATGATTGATGTGCTCGACAACGAGGTCGTTGGTTTGTACCGCAACTGGGAGGAAGCAGATGAGACGCTCACCAAACTTGACTGGGTCGTGGAGTTCAAATTCATTCCATGGCGCGGTGCTTACGCTATTGGCCTACCTCATCTCATTGGCGGTCTGTCTGCCGCTCTTACTGGCTCTCTCCGCGCTCTACTGGACAGTGCTCACATTAACAACGCCGCTACTATGCTTAAGCTCAAGGGCGCGAAGATTAGTGGGCAGTCTCAGCAGGTCGATGTAACCCAGATCATTGAGATTGAAGGCGCGCCCGGTGTGCAAGACATCCGGCAGATCGCTATGCCGATGCCCTTCAACCCACCAAGCGATGTGCTCTTCCAACTGCTTGGCTTCTTGGACAAAGCCACGAGTTCTGTGGTCACGACGGCTGAAGAGAAGATTGCCGATGTGAATGCACAGTCGCCTGTGGGCACCACGCAAGCATTGATCGAGCAAGGCTCTCAAGTCTACTCATCAATCCATGCGCGCCTGCATGCATCACAAGCTCGTGTGTTGAAGATTCTGTGCCGCCTGAACCGTTGGTACTTTGACGACATGCAAAAAGCAGACATCGTGTCTGACCTTGAGATCACGCGCGAAGACTTCTCCAAGAACACCGATGTACAGCCGGTGTCTGATCCCAACATTTTTTCTGAGACTCAGCGCATGGCGCAGTCTCAGGCAGTGTTGCAGTTGGCACAGCAGTTCCCTGATCAGTTCAAGATTGGGCCAGTGATTGCTCGCATGCTCAAGCAAATGAAAGTGCCCAACATCAACGACATCATGAATGATGTGCCTGCACCTGAGCAACGCACCTCAGCAGATGAGAATGCGGCAATGCTCGTGGGCCAGTCAGCCTATGCGTACATCCAACAAGATCACATTGCTCACATTCAAGACCACTTGCAGTTTGCTATGAATCCGTTCTTGGGCCAAAACCCATTTGCAGACCCGGCATACCTCAACAACTTGATCGAGCATTTGAAACAGCACATGACCTTGTGGTACTTGAACCGCTCGAATGGCTATGTGCAAGAGATGACCGGCAAGCCAATTGACGACTACGATAATCCGAACCTCACACCGACCATCGACAAGGTCTTCACGACCATTGGCGCCCATGTGATGTTGGATGTCAATGATGTGTTTGGTGACTTGATGCCGTCGTTCCAGAAGATCATTCAAATGGCTCAAGAGCGCAGTCAACCCAAGCCACCTCCAATACCACCTGATGCACAAGTGGTACAGCAGACAAGCATGGCTGAGACACAGCGCAAGACCCAGAAAGATCAGCAAGACGCTCAACTGGCTCAGGCTCGTTTGGCTCTGGATCAACAAAAAGCTCAGATGGACAATCAGACTAAGATTGCCATTGAGAACGCCAAGATGACGCATGAGACGATTCGACAAGCGGCTCAAGCTCAAGCACAGGTACCTCAAATGCCTGTGACACCACCGGCCCCACAAGGGCCACAACCTCAACCACAAGGAGCTCCAAATGGCAACATCTGATTACGAACAGAGAACCATTGATGTGCCGCAACACAAGCGTATCGCTCAAGGCGAAAAACTTGACGGCACTTCAATGCAACCTAAGGGTGGAAGTCAATCTTCCTCTGAAGGTAAAAAATCTGGCGGTCTGGCACATGCTGTGACCAAAAAGAATAAATGATTGAGCAACTGATCCATAGGATCAAATTACGACAAGACGAGTTGAAGGTGGCTCTATCCGTAGGGGCGCCAATCAATTGGGAGTCGTACCAACGATTAGTCGGTGAGCATCAAGGGTTGCAAGCAACCTTAGACATTATTGACAACATCTTGGAAGAAGAAGAAGGCAAACTTTAACCAATGCGCTGATTAAGCGCGCTTATGCACCTGAAATATGGTGATGGAGATTTAAAAATGAGTGACATTAAAGACATCCCTACCATCGAGGGACAATCAGGAGCGCCTAACGCCGAAGAAATGGCATGGGCGTTCCCTGATGTACCGGCAGGACAAGCTCCTTACGGTGGTCGTGTGATTGTGCAACTGCGTCGAATCAAAAAGAAAGCAGGCCGCATCATCATCGTCGATGAAACCAAAGAAAACGAGAAGTGGAACAACATGATCGGCAAGGTCGTGGCTATTGGCCCACTGGCGTTCAAGAACAGAGACACCA